CGATGAACAGGTCAAGCGGCCATTTGATGTAATGGCCATTTTCGCAGGTGAACACGGCGGGATTGCCGGGGAAATGGCCGCGGCTGGGCACGGGTTTCCAAAAGTATTTGTCCAGGCCCAGCGGCACGCAATGCACCACGCGGCCTTTGTCGCACAGGCTCTGCCAGATCGCCTGGTGGCGCGGCCAGAAGGTGACCAGGGCGTCGGCGGTCCGCAGCCAGTTTTGGCACAGCATCCAGCCATCGGCATGGCCGTGGTTGCCGCGCGCGCCTTGCTCGACTGCGGCTTGGAAAATGTGCTCGGGCGTGCCGTGGCCAACCCAGACGAGCTTGAGCGGTTTGGTCACGCGGTTGCGTAAGACATCGGGGAAGTGAGTGTGGCTGACATGGACATCGGCATCCAGGGCGGCCTCCCAGGTGGCCTCGTCCTGATGGCTGGCCAGGAGCGAAGTATGGCCAAGGTCGCACTCGGCCGCGGCGAGGGACTCGGCCACGCGGTGCATTCCCGAATTATTGAAGATGGACCAATGGACGATCTTCATGCCGGGACGGTATTGATCGCTTGAACGATGAGCAGGCCGGCGACGTATGGGCCGAGGCGCTCGCCGCCGGCGTTTTCCACAACAAGATCCCAGCGGTAGACGCCAGGGACCAGGGCGGCGGTTTCTTCATCGGTCAAAGCAATGGTTACGATGCCATCGGCGGCGGTGGTAATCGTGGGCGCGAGATCGATCACCGGTGAGCGGAAGCCCCACGCGCGCGCTTGCGCGTAAAGTGTGCAGCCGCTCAGATCGACTACCTCGGCGTCCTCGTCGAGGACCGCGATGGTGTCCGGGGCGAAGGTGATGCCGCGGTAGATTCTGAGATCGAGAGTGGTCATAAAAGCTCCAAGCTCCAAATCCCAAGCTCCAAACAAGCTCCAAGCTCCAACCTCCAAGAATTGCTCATGGCGTGGTGGACGCCGCGGGCGTCTGGGGCGGGGCCTCGGCGAGCGGCGTCTGACCGCCGAGCTGGTCGTTCTCGAAACGGTTCAGAACGACGTCAATGGGGACGCCGTGCTTGGTGGCCTGGCGCTGAGCGCGGGTGAAAAGATCGTCCAGCTCGGCCTCGCGGATGTCGCGCACGTCTTCCAAACTTTCGCCGCGTTCGGCGGTGGACTTGGTTCGCGTCTTGACGCCGATGCGCACTTCCTGGGCGTCGACGTCCGAGTTGTATTTCTTGTCGGCGGTGAGTTGAGCGGGACCTTGAAATTCCCACTTGAACCAATCGGGGTCGAAAGGAAGCAGGCCGAGGCCTGCGTCCATTGCGGACGCGACGACATAAGCATTGTACCGGCGGACGCTGGGATCCAAAATCAAATCCTGATCAGTGCCGACGGCGCGGTTGATCTTGTCGACGCAGACGCGCATCGAGGCGCCGCCGATCTTCGTCGGATCGAGCGAGAAATCGACTGACCATTCCATGCCGGCGAGATTGCTGCGAATGATCTTCGCCTCGAAAGCGTCCTGCTCAGCAGTCGGGCGCGCGGCGATGTGCGCCTTGAGACCGCTGCCGGTCTTGCTCTTGAAGTAGCGGATGAGACCGTCATCCAATTGTTCGTACTGCAGGCCGGTGGGGGTGCCTGGTTGGGGGACGCCGCCGGACTTGTCGACGATGTAGTCGGAGCCGGGCTTGGCTTCGCCTTCCTCGTTATCTTCGACGAGGGCGATGGCGGAGTTGATTTTCTGGGCCATCATTTCGGCGGACCGCCATTCGCCGATATCCTGCCAGTCGAACATTCCGGCGCCCAAAGTGGAGAAGCCGCGGACCTGGCCGACGTAGGTGGGCACGAAGGTCAGGAACATATCGCGGGCGCTGATGTCGGTGTGGGTCTCGTAGTCGAACGGGTTGCCAGTGAGGATGCGGTAGGCGAGCGGGGCGCCGTAGTCGTTGGTGATGACGCCGTCGGTAAGGGCGGCGCCGTCATAAGGTCCGCCCTCGACGATAAGCTGGTAAGGCCGGCTGGCGATTCGGTGGCCGGGGACGGCTTGCAGTTGGGGATATCCGTCCGCCCGGCGGGTGAGGATGGTGCCCATATCGCCATCGCGATGCACCGCGATGATCAGATTGCGGCGGTAGGTTCGAGCAGTATAGGGCCAGCCGGCCACGTCACAAATCTTTCCATGCTCGTGCAGGAATTCCCCGGCGAGCTTGCCCCAGGCCTTATTGGCGCCGCGATACTCGGCCAGGTAATGGCTGCTGGCGTATTCGGCCTTTTCGTGGAGGGCGCCGCGCACGATGGATTGATTAGAGTAAATCCAGCGGCCCAGGCTCATCAAGGTCCGGCGGCCCAGCCAGGAGACATTCCTGTGAACGTCGTTGTCCAGCGGCGGGATCGTCCGCCGATCGCTCGTCTGCGTGGCGGCTTTGACCAGGCGGTTGTTGACGTAGCCGTGGCTTGACCGTTTCTCGATGAATTTATACGGGGCGATCATGGGGAAAGGCTGAAGGCTGAACGCTGAAGGCTGAAACTGAGCGGTTTCATAATTTCAGGAAAAGATTGCTTTGGTGCGGGTGACGCGGCGGATCTGGTTCAGCGGATAGGTGATCGGGTCCAGGAGATAAAGGGCATACAGGAGCCGCTCGATCCTCGTGCCGACGTCAACCTCGATAACTTTGCCGGTGGATAGGTCGCTGGTGGTGACGCTGGTGGTGGTTTTGCCGGAGGCGGCGTCCGCCTGGGCGCTGGAGAGTTGTTCCTCGAGCCAGGCTTGTGATTTTCCAATGAAGTAGTTGAGCGGCATCTCTAAAGAGAAGCCGGAGTCAACCGGGGCAATGTGTTATAGTTCTGCCTCCTGGCGGGCACACCGAAACGGAAACTGGGGCTTGTACACTCCTGGCCAACGCGCAAAGGCAACTCACGATCATCGGTGTGACCGGTCCTCACGGGCCGCCACAAACGAAAACGGCCCATGCCGGGAGGCCTTGCGTGAAAAAGTGTCACGAAATAGCGTGAGCGGGTTCGTGATGCGACCGGCTTTAATTCTCGCTGGTGAGGGCGGCGGTATCGCCGATGATTCGGAGCATAAAGGCGCGGGTGAGGTTCATGCAGCGGCAGTCCCAAAGATGGTTTTCACGGAACTTTTTGAAAAACCACTTGCGGGTGGTGGGGTTGAATTCCTTTTTCTCGCTATACATTTGCCGGGCATAGGTCTGGTTCCACGCGCCTTTCAGGACGTAACTTTTTCCGCCCGGCGAATCCCTTCGCTCCTGCAGGACGGTCTTAATCCAGCCGTGATACCACACCACGATCGAACAATAACGCCCGCGGACGTCGGCCAGGGTGATGTCGTCGTGAGCGACGCCGTGGCACGGGTCGCCTTTGGGCAACGGCCAGACGTAGGGGATCAGAATCGCTTTGCCTTGTTGCTTGCCGGAGCGCGGGCGGTAGTAGTAGCCGTCGCCGGCTTCGCCTTTGGCCGCGCGCCAGCATTGCCATCGCTTGCCGCCGGGGACCTCTTCCCATTCGCCGTTGCGGGTGCAATTTACAAAGGTGTCATGGCTGCGGAAGCGACTGTCGACGGTGACCAGGCCATTGGGCACGGACCATTCGAGGCGCTTGGCGGCGACGTCGGCCCAGGTGACCAGGCGGCCGGCCCAGAGGACGAGGTCATCGCCGGCGGTGGTCCAGGCCTCGACGACGGACCAGAAACAGTCGGTCTGCACGTCCACGGCCATGAGGCGGACGGTGAAGGATTTGCCGTCGTGAATGATGGCGGCGCCGGCGCAGGCCTCGGAGGTGAGCTCGATGGTGGGCATGGTCTCGACGTCGTCATGGATCGAGGGATCGTAGCAACGGGCCATGCGCTTGAGCCAGAATTCGCGCAGGGGAATGCGATTGCCGAGCTTGGCTTGGTCCTTGGCGCGCAGGTATTCTTCGACGAGCAGGCCAAAGGAAATCTGATCCGAGGCGTGACTGGGCCATTGAAAAGATTTTTTGTCGCGCGGGGCGTTGGGGTTCGTGACGATGTAACGGCCAAAATCGTTCATGTCTCGACGATTTTTTGGGGTGTCAAGAATGAGGTGGTCGCAGTTGGCGCACTTGTAGGCAGCGGTGGCCTTGACGGCATCGTAATTCCACTGGCCTCCCGGTCTGGTGGTTTCGTTGGTGGCCCAGGTGAGGCCGGCGTAGGAGCCGTCCTGGCGGCGGATCGACCAATCGAACGGCTGGTAGAAATGGCACGCGGGGCAAGGAAATTGCCAGACCTCCTGAGTACCCGCCTGATATGCCTGGTCGAGGTCATCCCCCTTCTCGCCGGCCTGGGAGATGTTGAGGATCTTCGAGCGCCAATGGAAGTATGTGGTGCGCGCTTTCGCATGGAGATACATCCCTTGTTCCCATTGCCAAAGTTCCTCGTTGATCACGATCGGCACGCTGTGAGTTTGCAGATTGCTCGGATGAGCGCCTTGAATGGCGAGCCACATCGAGGGGAAGTGGATTTCTTTTTTGCCCTTTTTGTGCCGGTGGATTTTGTCGAGCTTCGCGATGATGCCGGGGCAGTTGTTTAGGAGCGGGGTGGCGCGGCGCTTGGCGTAGTCCTCGGCCCATTCTTCGGTGGGAAAATTCCACAAAATATTCCCCGGATTATTCTCGATGGTGTGGCAGACGGTGAGGTCGCCGATGAGGCTCTTGCCGGTCTGGACGCCGGCCAGGACGGTGACTTCGCGCACGAGTGGATCCAAAATCGCGTCGAGCGGGCCGATGAGGTAGCGGCTTTTCTCGACGTGGAACGGTCCCGAGATGGCGTAGCAAGCGGGGAGATTTACGGCGGCGGCCGCCCAGGTGTAGATCGGGCGGCGGTCGTACGGCTGCCACGCCTGGCGCCAGGCGGCGAGGAGAACGTCGAGGGGCTGATGGTCGGAGGGCACAAGCAGGGGCACGAGCCCCTGCTTGAAGCGGTCAAGTCAAAGGGACGTTGAACAGGCTGAGCTTGCCCTTGCATGGGGCGAAGGGAGTTGCCTTGGCGTGCGCGAGGATGAAACCGAAGGGGCCGGAGAACCACGCGCTGGCGCATTGCTTGACGCAGTCGATGACTTCGGCCTCGCCGACGATGCCGCCGAGCTCGAAGGTTTCCGGGAGCTCGATGTGATGCACTTCGCGCATGAGCACGCGCAGTTTGGCCAGTCGCGGGTCGGGCGTGCGGCCCGCGTGAATCAGCAGGCGACCACGGAAGTTGGTGGCCCAGGTGCGATTCTCGACGTCCTTAAAACCGTGGACGATGAGCCACGCCCACGGTTGACGAATGGAGATGGCTTTCACAGGCGCTCCAAGGCTGCCTCTTGCGTGAGACGGACGGGAACGTAGCGGCCTTGTTCCCAATTTTCATAGGTGCGTCGACTGATGCCGATTTTGGCTGCCGCTTCTTCGTGAGTGAGCTTGCCGCGCGCGCGGATGAGGCGCGCGGCGAAACTGGTGCGGGGGTTTGGGCGTGGTCTCATGGCGCAAAGACTACGCGCAGAGAGTAAGTGGTCAAGGTTCATTGCTGCTCCTCTCGGCACGCGGGGCAGTGCTGCTCAGCGGCGCACGCGGGGCAATCTTCGTGGCAACCGTTTGGGCTGCTCCAATGGTCGAGCTCGCCGTGGTTGTGCTCGGGCGCGGCATCGAGGAGGTGGGCTTCATAGGGCGTGGCCTCAACTTGTTCTTCCTGATAGCTGCCATCTTCGGGTGGGCCTTCATGGCAGGCTTTATCAATGGCTTCCTCTGCGGACGCCGCGAGCACAGTCCATGTCCGCTCCAAGGTGATGGTGTCGGTGATGCGGTACGTTTTTTTCATGTTTTTGTTTTGAGCGCCCGCTTGCGCGGGCGCTCGGGTTTTTTGGTTTAGGATTCGAGTTCTTGATCGACGGTGAAGCCGATGGGGCGACTGGCTTTGGCGCGCCCTTCGTGGGAAATCTTCGAGGCTTTGACTTTGTCGATTTCTGCGTTGAGCACAGCGGCGGTGATGCGCCATTGTGCGGGGTCGTTATCGACGCTGCCCGCGTATATCGAGTTGAGGCAGACGTTGAGTATGTCCCCGCCGCTCAAGGTCAATGAGCGGCGGGCTACGGCGTCGAGGTCAGCGGTGACGCGGTCGAGGTTCGGCAGGTGAAGCTCAAAGAGCTTGCGGCGCTGGGCGCGATTGGGCAGGGCAAACTCGATGTGTTTGGCGATGCGGCGAAGCAGGGCGGGGTCGTAGTTTCCGAAGAGGTTCGTGGTCATGATGACTACGCCGTTAAAGCGGTCGAGCTCTTGCATGAGGACGTTTCGGTTTTGGTTGATGCTGGTGGCGCAGGATTCGTTCATGTCGACGCGGCGACTGAGCAAGGAGTCGGCTTCGTCGAAGAAGAGGACGGCGTCGAGCTCGGCAGCTTGCTTGAAGGCGGCGCTGATGTGTTTGGCGGTGTCGCCGAGGTATTTGGAAATCACCGCGGAGTAGTCGATTTGGTAGAGGGACTTGCCAAGGCGCAATGCGATGGCGAGGGCGGCGCGGGTCTTGCCGGTCCCCGGGGGGCCGTAAAAGTTGAGAATGCACCGGCCCGCTTGGGGCTGGATTGCTGAGAGGTTCCAGACGCGGTCGAGCTCGCCGCGCAACTCGATGGCGCGGAGACCGGCGACGATATCGGTCTTGGCTGACTCGTGCAGGACGAGCAGTTCAAGGGCGTGACGTGGTTCGGGCTGCACGATGACGCCGACTTGCCCTTCCTCTTGCTGGCGGTCGCGGCGGCGGGGGTTGCGGTTGTCGCCGGCGGTCGCTGCGTCAGCGGGTGGGGGGAGCATGATTTCAGAGTCAGAGTCAGAGTTTGGCATAAGATTTTTTACGGGTTGAGGTTGTGGTTGGGTTTGTAGGTTTTCGCGGGTTTGACTCGCAGCTTGAGCGTGCGAATGATTTTCAGACATCGGGCTCGGAGCTCGGCTTTGGTTTGTTTTTCGGTTTTCATTTTGGGTTTGGTTTTGGGGGTTTTAGTCGCCAAAGCAGGCCATTGCTTGCTCGACGAGACTGCGACTGTGAGGGGTGCGGGCGCTCAATTCGTATTGCTGTGCGATGTGCTTCGCGGGGGCGCTGGGCTTCGCTGGCGCCTGCTTTACCGGCTGCCAGCACGTGTTAGAGAAGTGGCATCCGTCGATGTTCTCCCAATTCCCGAAACGCTCGACGCCTTTGCGGCTGAATATCACGAATCGCCCGGCGCTCTGCTTGAGCAGGTGCTTAATGAAGGGGCGCCCTTGATGGTGGATCGCGACTGCGGCGACGCGGGTGTCACTGACGGGGCCGTCAAGCTTGAGCAGTTTGGCGGCGTCTGACCAATCGGGCCAGTGGCCATTGTGAAAGAGGACGGCGCTCGCTTGCCCATACTGTTTGAGGGGCGCGCTTGGCGAGATTGGGAAGGGGTGGCAGAGCTCGGCGACTTTCCCGCCGACTGTGGCGATGCGGAAATGGACGACGGCGGGGCCGTCGATGATGGCGAGGAGCTCGTCGATTGTATCGGCGCTGAGGCCTTTGATGAACTGGGCTTTGCCGTTCTGGAGGAACGCAACGCCGCTGCCGTGCGGGTTGCGGGCTTCGCAGAGGCGAAGGGTCTCAAGTGACGGGCGGGTCTTGGTGTCGGGCGATGTTATGATGACGCACATGGTATTTTTTGGAGTTGAGGATTACAGGCTGGTCGACGACGAAAAGGCGCCGCGATTTCGGCGGGTGACTCGGCGCGGGGTCGGGGCGATGGGGGCGACGACGACTTGAGGGGCGACTGGCGCGGCGGCTTTGGCGAGGTCGTATTTCGCGGCCATCTCAAACCCGGCGCGCAGAATTTGTTCGCGGCGGGCGTTGAAAATTTCGGCGTCGACGATGGCGAATGTCGGGCGGCTCTTGAGGAGGTTGGTCAGTGATTGCGTCCCGCTTAGTTGCTCGGTGGTGTCCCAATTCGTGAGACTCTTGCGTGCAGCGGCGACTTTGCAGAGCAAGAGGACGCTGAGCAGGTGACAGAGAATTTTGTCGGCGTTGATGGTACCGGCGAAGCAACGGAATTCGACGGTGCGCTTGGTGGCGAGGTTGGTGAGGTTGAGCAGTTGGTAACGGTCGTTGACGCTGTGGGTGAGATTCTTGCGGCAAGCGTGAGTGATTTCTTTGCGCATGGTGACGTCGGCGCGTTTGCAGAAATGGCCTTGTTCGCGGCTCAGGGTTCCGGTCTGGGCGTAAAGCGCGGT